AGCCGTCAACAAGAACAAAAGAATCTATCCCTTCCAAGTCCTTGATGAGAATGTCAAGAAGCTGGTCCCCATCATCGAGGCCCGTGGCCTCATCGGTGAACTCGACCACCCCACAGACAGCATCATTCACTTCGAGAAGGCTTCCCACATCATCACCAAGCTGTGGTGGGAGGGAAACAACCTGATGGGCGAAGGCGAAATCCTCAACACCCCTCACGGCAAAATCCTCAAAGCCCTCATCAATGACGGCGTTCGCATCGGCATCAGCAGCCGTGGCGTAGGAAACGGCAGAAGTGACGAAAACGGCATCCTTGTCATCGGTGAAAGCTACAAGCTCATCACCTTCGACGCTGTGGCCGATCCCAGCACCCACGCCGCCTTCCAAGAAAAGGTCGCTTCCTCCAAGAAGGAGAGCTACACGCCCACCGCTTCAACCGAAGCTCCCAAAGCAACAAGGAAAACCGTCTCCAAAGACGCTCTCCTAGCCTGCTTGGGCGGTCTGGTCGAAGACAAAACACGACAACTTTCAAACCGACTGTAAACTCTCAATAATTTTCCTTCGGACTAGCACAGGTCGATGCCTGTGCTAGTTTTTTTTACGCCTAGGCAATTCTATCTCACACAACTTATCCAACAAAAACCTAGACCTAGCACCAACCACCACATACTCCCACTCATCTCCCTCATAACACCTCAAATTCTTCACCTTTTTATTCAGTTCTGGATACCACCTGTCAAACCACCCCTTCACCCAAACCAACAACCTTTTTTCACCATAAATGACAATTCCATTGTTAACCCACTCACCACCATCCAACAAACCAGCTATATACGCCTGACTATTCCGCTCGTCCAAATTCAATCCACCATAACTCTTCAACAAATCCGTCTTCCAAGAACCAGCACCATGAAGAGCCAACATCAATCGACCCGATGAAACCATCTTGATCTCACCCGTATGACAGATCACATCCTGAAACTGCTCAAGATGCCACCTGTCACCCTCCGAAACACGCAAATAAAATGAATCCTTGCAGTCCATCCTGTAGCCGTGGGCATTCAGATAACCAGCCCAATAACTATTCACAACCCGTGGAACAGCAAAAAAATCTTCGTCAAATTTATATTTTTTTACACCAGATAAACCAGACATCACCCTCGAACGATCACCCTTCAAACCCAAAGCCGCTGCCCTAGACTTCACAGCAGAATATGTCTTGCCAGATAATTTTTTCAAAATACTTTCACGACCCTCACGACCATAACACTCACGCAATATATGGTCCTCAGATTCAGTCCATATGCCCTTGCAGGCAGCACATCCCTCACCACGACTCACCCTCTGACGAAGCTTATCTAGGCTTATTTTAGCCTGTTTTCCACACCTGCAACGATACGAGACAGGCACGCCACAACCCTTGTATTTGCCCAATAATTCACAGCCACTCTCGGCAAATTCACGAGCAACTTCTGCCTGCGATAATTTTTTCATTTATACACCAAAAAAAATAGATGCTTCTGCATACTTATATTATGTGTCTTAGCCAAGGAACACGCAAAATTAAGTTGCTTTTTTGAGCGTAATAGTTTTTTGGTTAAAAAATAAACATTGTGCATATATAACAAAAAGCGAGGAAAGGCTAATGCAAAAGATCGTAGAAGCTTTGAAAAAGATGTTGCCTGAGACTGAGGTCAACGAAGTGGCCGATGCAGTCAACGGCATGATCGAGAATGCCAAGCAAGAGCTTGAGTCAGAATACAACCAGAAGCTGGAAGAGGCCTATGCCGAGCTTACCAACGAGCTTGCCGAGGCCGAGAAGATCGCAGAGCAGGGATACGAGGAAGCCTATGCAATCATTGGCGACCTGCGCACCCGTCTCGAAGTCCAAGGCGAAGAGTACAAGTCCGCTTTGGAAGAGGGCTACGAGGAAGCCTATCAAATGCTCAAGAGCGAGCGGGAAAAGAACAACAACCTCGAAGTCGAGATGTACGAGGAGTACGACAAGAAGCTGGCCGAGATGAAGGAATACATTGTCGATAAGGTCGATCAATTCCTGCAACTCAAGGGCGCTGAAATCTACGAGCAAGCCCGCCAAGACCTGTTGAAGGACCCCCGCATCGCAGAGCACAAGGTTGCTCTCGACCGCATCATCGACATCACATCGAACTACCTGTCTGACGACGACTTCGCAGGTGTCAACAGCGCCAAGCTGCAAGAGACCAGCAAGCAAGTCGATGAGCTCAAGGGCCAACTGCGTATTCTCGAAGCACGCAATATTCGCATCAGCACCGAGAACACCAAGCTCAATGAGGCTGTCCGTCAAGCTCAGGAACTCATTACCGAAAGCCGCAGGGTTGTCGCTAAAGAGAAAAGGTCTGCTGTTATCAGCGAACAGAATGAAAGAAGCACGAAAGCGAAGAATGTAACGGGGAGAGGAACCACCGCTAATGACAATGTAGTCATCAGCGAGTACGCAGCTAACGCTGCAAATGCCGATGTTGACCAAATGTTGGTCCTGTCGGGTCTGAAGAAACCACAGTAATTCCCTTTAAGTCCATAGAATAGGAAAATAAGATTATGAATGCAAATTCAAGATTTCTGAACGAAGCTAGGGAGTTAGAAACTCGCTGGAAGAAGACCGGCCTCCTCGAAGGCATCGAAGACCGTTATGTTCGTTCCGCTACAGCAGTTCTGCTCGAAAACCAAAGGCTGATGAATGAAGTCAGCACCGACACGGGTGATGTCGCTCAGTTCAAGCGCATCAGCATCCCCCTTGTTCGTCGTATTTACCCCCAGTTGATCGCCAACAAGATCGTTAGCGTTCAACCCCTGCTCGGACCTACCGGCTTGGTGTACTATCTCCGCTTCCGCTACTCCAGCAACAAGGGTGCAACCCGTGGCGCTGACAACATCGGTGGATTCCCCGGCGACGATGCCAACTCCCTGATGCAGAGGGCTGACGGTACTGCAAATCTGGATATTTTCTACTCCAGCCAGTTCATCCAAAACGAGAGCACCAACACCAACCCCGGTCTCGGCGTTGTGGCAACCTACGCTCCCTTGGAGCACACCCCCGTCCTCGCAGGTACGATGACCGGCACCGTGTACATCGGTTCCACCGCTACCCAGACCTTCAGCGTTTCCGCTGCTGGCGCTTTCACCTTCAGCACCATCGGCGCTCCCGCCCAACTGGTTCTGAGCGGTACACTCGACACCACGACCGGCGTTCTCGTCCTGAATTGGGACGGCGCTCCCGGTGCAAACCATGTCGTTGTCTCCTACGAGTACAACATGGAGTGCAATCAAGACCTCCCCGAAATCAACCTCGTCGTTGAGTCGGAAGAGATCGCTGCTAAGACCCGCAAGCTGAAAGCTGTGTGGAGCTACGAGGCCCAACAAGACCTCCGCAGCCAGCACAATCTGGACGCTGAGGCCGAGTTGACCGCAGTTCTCGCCCAAGAAATCAACCTCGAAATCGACCGTGAAGTTCTGACCGACCTGCGTAACAACGCCGGTACTGTCAGCGCATGGGACTTCAACACCGCCCTTGGTGAGACCATCAAGGAGAAGTACGAGTCTCTGTATGTCAAGGTCGTCGAGATCAGCAATGTCATCCACAGGAAGACCCTGCGTGGTGGCGCTAACTGGATCGTGACCAGCCCCGAAGTCGCTTCGATCTTCGAGACTGCAACCGCCGGTTTCGCTCCCGCTCCTTCCGAGACTTTCACCAGCAGCTTGGGCATCCAATATGTCGGTACTGTCAACAATCGTTGGAGACTGTACAAGGACCCCCTGTTCCCCAGCAACCAACTGCTCATGGGATACAAGGGCGACAGCTACATGGACAGCGGATATTTCTACTGCCCCTATGTGCCTCTGACCCAGACTCCCGTTGTGCTTGATCCCGAGAGCTTCTGCCCTCGCAAGGGAATCCTTACCCGATACGGAAAAAAGTTATTACGGGAAGGTGCCAAGTTTTATGCGAGAATGTCTATCGCAAATTTCGTTATCTAAAAATACTAATCCTATCTCAAATAGGAAAAAGTCGAAAAACCCCGGAGAAATCTGGGGTTTTTTGTTTTTGTGTTTAAAAATTTTCTGCCTGATGTGCGGTCATTTTCACCAAGTTGGCTACAGTCTTTCTTGCATAAAAAACTTTTGAGAGAAAAGTTAAAAATTTTATGTTGACTCTCCTTTACTTGTGGATTAGAATTCCTTTGTCCAATTACAGGAGATAGACATGAACATTGAAGAATTTAAGACCAAGTACGCTGCCTTTAAGGATGCCGATAAGATTCAAATCCGATGCGACCATCCAGAGCATGAGCCCGCTGGTGAAATCATCACCATTGGAAAACAGCCAGCTAAGAGAAACATTCTAAAAAGTGGTGGTAAAGAATTTGTTTGTCGCCAATGCTTCATGAAGCACAACAATCCTGCCAACAGAATTGGCGAAAGCCGACAAGACAATTCCATCATCGAAGTATTTTGTCCACATCCAGAACATGATGGCGAACCGTCACGGCAAATGAAAAAAAGCTGCTACTACGGATCAATGGAGACTCCATATCTACAACTTTGTGGTAGCTGCGTACAAAAAGGTAAAGAAATTCCTGATGAGCAGCGTGAAAAAATTCGCATGGCTTTGAAAGGAATTACGAGAAGTGATGAATTTAAACAAAAACTTAGTGAATATATGAAAAGCAATCCTGAAGGAATTGAAAGAGCAAAAAAAATATTAGGTGAAAATCATTGCAATACTGGAATGCTGGGCAAGCATCATTCGGAAGAATCAAAAAAGAAGCTATCTGATTCCATGTCTGGCCGTACTTACACCGATGAACATTGTAAAAACATTTCTGAGGGCAGAAAGAAAATGCTTGAGGAGACGGGTGGATTTACTCGTGAGCATCGTGAGCGCATTTCCAAAGCGACTATCGTCCAATATCAAAATGGTTTTGAACCAAAACTTCACCACATCAATGGCACTCACAAGTCTGACAAAATTCCATCTGGTCAAGCGTTTTTTCGGTCGTCCTATGAGAAGAAGGCTTTTATTAAACTGGATGATGACAAAACGGTATTAACCTATGAACCAGAAAAAGTGACAACTGAATATTTCAAT